AAAAAAACTGCGTTTGGTAATATGTGTGTAACCTCGATGATTCACGACCACCTTTTAAGTTAATGGCTCCCGTCCAGATTAAATACTGTCGGATCCTGGTTATTGACTCCTTTGTCATCTGTATTGCCATACTCCAGGATCCACACAGTTAAATACAGTCATGCCCGCTGGAAGAACCATACCCAACACTTTTGTAACCGCATACTCCGGACCCCGTTCGGGCCGTGCCAAAAGCAGACGTTATGGTAGAAAGCGTGTGAAGACCCAAAGGATCGGGCTCAGGGGCCGGGTCATCAGGGCCAGCAGATAAAAAATTGGGCAAAAAAAATTTGCTTAACGCAACCCCTAAACCATAGGAGGAGTAAATCATGAGAAAGAAAAAACCCGCTAAGAAAACACGAGGTGGCAAACGTGGTGGCAAAAAAAGAAGACGTTAATTGGTTGGAGTACTTTGCTTCAATCACAGCAGTGTGTCCATGGAGCAAAGGCTACTGGCTCAAACAAAAAATTGATGTGCAACGCTGGAGGGGTGAGTCCCAGATCACACCCCTAGGGGATAATGTGGCACGCATGTGGCTACATCCAAATGCCAGTGGCAGGACACTGTGCAACATACACTACAGATTGAATGAAGACAGGCCCACAGAAGAGTGGCTGTATTCACATCCGCAGTACCGAGGTCATTCAGCACCCACACCCATTCTGATACAACAGGATCTAGAGACATTAAATAGTGCAAGGAAAGGAAAAAAACAACTGCATGGCCAAATTAAACAAACCATTTAGAACACCGGGCAAATCAAAAAAATTTGCGGTAAAAGTGCGTAATCCTAAAACAGGCAACGTAAAAACTGTGAGATTTGGTGATCCCAAAATGAGAATAAAAAAATCAAACCCGGCTCGTAAACGCAGTTTCTTGGCAAGGCACCGATGTGCAACACCAGGACCAAAAACAGGAGCACGTTACTGGTCGTGCAAAGCATGGAGATAGTATGAAAAAAGGATTTCACAAGACCGCAGACGGTAGAACAGCACGTAAAGGACTGTACTACTATGCCAACAAGAGAAAGAAAGCAGGTAAAAAACCCATTGCCCGAGGCAAAAAAGGTTATGTAACCAGAGCGGCAGTCACAAGATCAGCAAGGACGGCCAAAAGATAATGGAGAGCGACAGTGGCAGGTATCAAGACCCACAAGGGTCAAAAGACACAGCACAGCAAGTGCTATGCAAAAGGACAGCAATGGATACCTTGCAAGGTGGTGCAACGCAAAAGATTCGGTCACGGCACCAGAACTTTTATAGCCGCACAGTCGGTACAGACCGGAGAGATATACAAAAACCATCAGGGACTAACAGCTCCGTGGCATTCGATACAGTTTACATCAGCCAAACCAGAGACGTTGGACTAGTGGACGATTGGATGAACCCATGGCCCATACCAGGAGAAAAATTAATCAACACAATCAAGGAGACTTATGACAAAATCAAAAAGCGTTTCAGCACCTAGAGGATATCATTGGATGAAAAAAGGTTCATCCCTAAAATTGATGAAGGGTGGATACAAGCCGCACAAAGGTGCAGTAAAAAAAGCAAAATTTACAGTTGCAAAATCACACAAGAGTTACTAGTGCCCGAGGCTGACACCACCAGATGTGTCATCATAGGCAATGGACCCAGCAGGCATCTCACACCATTAGAACAGATCAATTGCACCACATTTGGTTGCAATCAACTGTACAGAGAATACCAACCCAGCTATCTGTTGGCACAGGACAAGGAAGTTATACATCAGATGCAACTGGATCGTGTGACAGAAGCAGTGTATGTGCCGCAACACAGTTATAGAATATTCAGAGACAGTACATACACCACGTTACACAACATGAAAGAAATAAAATTTCCACATACCAGAATGAATTCATGGTTAACAGGAGAACAAGCCATAGTGATGGCCGCACAGTTGGGTTACACACAAATGGATCTAATAGGATTTGATGGAGGCAACGAAAGCATATACCGTGAACCACAGGCACAAGCACAACCGCACCGTGAACGATATACACGCACATTAAAAATGATCCAAGAATATTTTCCTAAAATTAAAATCACAGTGGATCAATACTTTACCAGCAGAGGTTAAATACGAGCGTGGACAACCGCAAGGCCCACTGCTGTCTAACAAGTTAGGCTATTTGGTAGAGATACAAGTCTACAAGCAAAGAACGTTCATTGCTAGTAGGGAGAACCGCAAGGCCCCAAACACATTAACACAATTCCCAGCGTTTTATTATAACAACAACTAAACTACAAGGAGACCATTAATATGGCATTAGTAGCAAACGCAGGAACATCAGTATCGAATTCATTCGTAACTATGTTCAGCGATGATGTAAAACAAGCGTACCAACAAACATCATCAAATTTAGTTGACGCAGTTAGAGTTGTAAGAAACGTAACTGGTTCAACTTACAAGTTCCACAAACTATCGAAAGGTGGTTCAATCAAAAACAAAGCTAGATTCGAAGATATCACAGCTATGTCTGATTCGAGCAAATCTTTTGCAGGTTCGGGAGCTTACACTGGTAGCACAGCACAGAACAGTGTTGTAACTACTACACTTAACAATTACCATTCTGGTGAATATATCGACGACATGGATATGTTTAAAACAAATATAGATCTGAGAAACACGTTCGCAGGAGCGATTTCTTCAGGTTTAAACAGAGCGGTAGACCAAGAGATCATCGATGCATTAGATGCCTCTGCACCAACTACACAGGTGACAGCAGGATCTGGATTAACTAAAGCAAAATTTTTAGAAGTCCACGAAGCGATGAATGCTCTTTCAATTCCAACTAACGACAGATGTATAATCATCTCTCCGCAAGCCTTAACAGATCTTTTAACAGATTCTAACTTGGTTACAGCGGCAGATGGTTTAGTATCTAACACTGCATTGACTTCAGGATACATTCCAAATGTATTCGGTTTCAGAGTGATTATGTCAACTCTTTTAACAAAAAATTCTGTTCAAAGAGATTGTTACGCAATTCACAAAGATTCAGTAGGTCTTGCATTAGCATCTGACATCACTACAAGAATCGATTATGTGGCTCAGAAAGCATCACACCTAGTACTTGGTACTATGTCTGGTGGAGCAACAGCAATCGACGTAGACGGAATAGTTAAAGTGGAGGTTACAGAGTAATATCTGTTTAACTTCGCAGTTCATTTAAGGCAGGCCTTCATTGATTTGGGGGCCTGTCTTTTTTTATACCCGATAAATAGTTTACAATAGTTTACAAAAAGGAACCATTCATGGCTGAAAGTAAAGTTTCAATATCAAATCAAGCACTAACCAAATGCGGGGCCGCAACAATAAGTTCATTTACGGACGGATCACACGAAGCAAACGTGTGTTCAACCATGTATGACAACGTTAGAAACGGATTGTTGTATTACACATTTTGGAATTTTGCTGTAACAAATCAAGCATTAAGCAAATTATCATCAACACCAACAAACACAAAATATCAACACGTGTTTAGTTTACCAGGTGACGTTATAAGAATCAAAGGATTTTTTGATTCAGACGGAATGTATGCAGAAGATTATTCAGTTGAAGGTGCACAAGTATTTTCCAATGAAAAAACATTATTCATAGAGTATGTAAAAAACATTGTGGAAGATGACATGCCTGTATTTTTTATAGAAACATTAATAGCCAAAGTGGCATTAGAAATAAATGAAGCCATAACAGGTGTTGGCACTCTATCAAACAGATTGGCTGGAGACTATGAAGCCAAACTGAGAGCGGCAAGAATAGCAGATGGACAAGAAAATCCACCTCATAACATAGTACCTCCAGGCAGATATGTTGAAGCACATTTAGGTAATACAGGTCTGACCAATAGAAGGTTAAGACACAGTAATACCTAACAATGACAATAAGAAAATATTCGCAAACTAATTTTACACAGGGCCAAGTAGGACCAAATATTTTTGGTCGTAATGACACACCCATTTACAGAGCAGGGTTGGCTGAGCTGGCTAATTTTTTAATATTACCACAAGGTGGTATACAAAAAAGAAGAGGTTTTCAATTTATCACAGGAGATCCTGACAACAGCACAACACCAGATGGATCAACATCACTTACCACAGCAGGATTTCATCCATCGTCTAGATTAATTCCTTTTAAATTCTCAGATGGACAAGAGTATGTGTTGATATTTGAACCAGCACACGACAGTGATGCGGCAAAAATACACATCTATTTTCAAGATGTAAGACAGAGAGTGCTTACAAACGGAACAAGTGGTGATGTTTTTCCAATTACAACTTCAAACATAGCAGACATAAGATTTACACAAAGTTTTGATTTCATGATATTGTGTCACAAGGACATAAGACCCATGCAACTTGTTAGAGGTAGTACCAATGACGCTTGGTCAATAAGTCCTCTTGCTTTTGATCACATACCAACTGCAAACTTTAACTTTGATGCAACGCTAACACCAAGTGCCGTAACAGGTACCAACATCAACATGACACTGGCAGGTGGAACATACAGATGGGTTGATGCAGATTCACCAGCTGGACATAAAAATATGCACGTGGTAATAAACGGTGGATTGGTAAAATTAAAAACAAGAACCAGTGCTACGGTTATGGTAGCAGATGTAATATACGATCTTGTTGACACAGAAACAGCACAAGGACACGAATGGGAAATAGATGCCTTTTCAGATCTTCCTACTGCACTAGGTGGTGGACATCCGCGTTCAGTTTCTTTTCACCAGAACAGATTAATATTTGGTGGTACCAGAGACAAACCGCAAACACTGTTTGGATCACAATCAGGAGACTTTTTTAACTTTGACAGTTTTACTAGAACAGTAACAGAGTCAGGTGGCTCCACAGATGTAACAGGTACAATAACAGATGACGCATCAATAACATTTACAATAGCATCAGACAGTGTAAACGTAATACAACATTTAGTTTCACAACAATCACTTTTCATATTCACATCAGATGGTGAGTTTGATATGTCAGGTGAGCCGGTAACACCCAGCAACGTACTTGTAAGAAAACAAACATCTTACGGAGTTGACGATGGTGTGACAACACCAAAGATTGTGGACAACGAAGTATTGTTTGTGGCCAAAGGTGGCAAACAATTAAGAGCATTTGTTTACAACTTTAACACAGATGCATACTCAGCCAAGAACTACTCACTAGTACACCATGACATACTGTCAGGTGCAGACAGAATAGCAGTACTAACCAACTATGCCAACACCAACACCAACTATGTTTTCTGTACAAATTCAGATGGCACTCTAGGTGTGTTAGGTGTTAACACAGAATTTTCAGTTGTTGGTTGGATGAAATTTACCACAGATGGAAACTTTAAAGATCTTTGTGTGGTTGATGATAGATTATACTCACTGGTACAAAGATTTGACAATGACGGTTCTAGTTTGAATACAGGAGTGTTCCTAGAAAAATGGTCTGAGGATGATATATTTTTAGATTCGTTTCACACAACAGATGCAACAGGTTCAGCTTTTGCCGGAGCACAAGGACTAGAAGGCAGAACTGTTAAGGTGGTAGCAGATGGATTATTACATCCAGAAATCAGCGTGGACAATGCTGGTAATTTTACATTGTCAAGATCAAGTTCAAGCACACAGATTGGACACAACTATGAAAGCACAGCAAAAACTTTACCAATTGTTTTTAATGCAGGTGGACAAAGCACACTGGGAGAAAAAGTTAGAAAAGTTTTATGTGAATTACAATTACAAAACACAAAAAGTTGCAAGGTAGACAACATTGTTGTACCATTTAGAGCATTTGGTTCATCTTTATTAAATCAAGGCATAGACGGATTTACAGGACAAAAACGTGTTAGATTAAGCGGATATGCAACAACACCTCAAACCACTTTCAAAAGTGACGAGCCACTACCATGTACCTTGTTAAGTATGACTAATGAAGTTAAATTTGCAGGTGGCAAACTCCAAGACGCTGGTTAAACAACCAGTCCGGCATCCACTAAATTTTGAACACTACGAATACGTTATTAATAATTGCAGAGATGTGGATTTGCAAGAGATTACACTAATGGGTTATACCAGAGACAGATTAATTAGAAAATTTGATGAACTTGAAAACGGTGTGACTGGTTCTTACCACAACATACCTTTTTTAGCCGCAGGCACACACGTGATAGACAACGAAGTATGGTACTGGTTTATTGGCACTCCGTTAGCAAATGATTTTTTCTTTAGGATATCAGGAGAAGCAGAAAGATTAATCAGAGACAGCATGACTAGACACCCTACTAAAAAACACCTTGTGCAAGTATGGAGCAGGCACACGCAGAGTGTAAAATGGTTAAATATGTTAAAGTTTAACAAAATTGACCAATATTTTCAGGGTCATGAAGAAATTTTTATAGTTGAGAGGAAACGAAACTAACCATGTGTGCACCAAGAAATCAATTAATTAAAACAGCATTAATAGGAGCGGCAATCTACGCAACAGGTGGAGCGGCCGCAGGATCATTA